CGGTTCCTCCGGTTCCGCCTTGTCCACCTTGTCCACGAGCACCACCAGTTCCTCCAGAACCAGCATTTGTACCTCCGCCAGCACCACCAGAACCAGAACCACCACTAGAACCAGCAGCTCCACTAGAACCAGAAGTATTAGATTGGTTATATCCTTGTCCTACTCCACCAGCACCTCCGGCACCTCCGGCACCTCCAGAAGAACCTCCAGCACCTCCAGCACCACCATTAGTATAAGTGTAGTAGTTACAGTCTGCATACCAACATCTACTTTGGTATCCATAGCCACTCCATTGAACGTTACTTATAAATTGAGTATGTCCCCAACCTGTACGATAACCACTTCTACATTGTTGAAGTAATTGTTGCTGGGTGTGGCTATAGTTACTCCATTCTTGAACATAACAATAATAAG